TGCTGAACGCGAAATTGGGCGGGGAACCGGCAAGGTCCTGGTAGGTGGTTTGGTCCCAGCTCGCCGGCACATCGCCGCTGGCGTCAGAGGAGATAATTAGGAAGTCGTCAAACAGCGAATACGACGGAACAGCACCGGCAACCAGACCTGATTTTATCTCACTGAAATTTCCATCCGACATGCTATCCGCGTAGACCTTGGTTCCGACGTGTACAACTCGGCGTTGTACCGGTGCATCCGCGGTGCCTTGGCGCCAATAGTCCACCATGCCCTTGATGACCGAGCCGCTTTCGAGAGCAACGGAGTTCACCTTGGTGGTCCCGGGGCACTTACGCGGTCCGCCGTCGAGCTCAAAGAGCACATTCTCAGCCTCAAGCAGAAACGGTATCCGCACAATGCCGTCTTCACCGATCACCGTGCCGGTCGCGTTAGGGCCGAAGGCCGTGGCCCAGCCACCATTAAACAGGTGCGTTACATGTACGTCTCGTGTGGGCATTATCTCAACTCATCAAACCTTGTACCGGTGACGTGACGCCGGCCGGCCGTACCGCTCCAGGGACGCCGGGCACGAGAGACCACTCCGCCGATCCGTGGACGGAACACCGGGCGCTTGGAGCCGATCTCCTGGTCCCCGGTGATACGTTTCATCAGGTCCACCCATTCGCCCTGGACCTCCTGGCTGCGCGCATCATCCTTCTTGTCCCGATACCAGTTCTTCAAGGCGTGGAGGATCAGGATGTGACGGTACGTGACCGGCACAGTGGGCTCGTCGGTGTCCGCGGAGAGGTTTGCTTGCTCTGTACCGCTGGCGCTGATCGCCAGCTTGTTCGTGACGAACGTGTACGGGATTAGATAGGTCACGTCCGGGGGCCGATGGAACCTGATGCGCCGCGTAAGCGTGGCGTCCGATGCCGGGACCCGATCAATAATCATTGCAACCCGGGGCTTCCCGACGTTGTGGTTCTGCGAGAAAGCCCTGCGGAAATCCCGACGGTCCAGCAGGTAGATATCGGCCGGGGGGCTGAACCGTCGAAGGTCGAGGGGCCGCAAGAAATCCGCGTGAAGGTCGTATTCGTCCTCGAAATACCGGTACGAGGTCCCGGCCGCGAGGGTCGTGGAAATGAAAGGCTCCGTGAGGGTAATGGACGTGTCGCTGCCCACGGCGCGCACCTGATATACGTCCGTGCCGCCACCGAGGATGAGCTTCCCGCCGGCGATGGTGTTCTTCTCGCTGAAATCGTTGTTGGTGTTCCAAAGAGTGCTGCTGCCGGTCAAGGCGGTGCTGCCACGGGATATGGAAACGGTCCCGGTGGTGTATTGGACCTTGGTGCGCAGCACATCACTGCGTTCCGCCCACGGGAACTGCTCCCCGAAGCCGATGTGCAGGTCGTGGTTCGCGATGTTGATGTATCGACCTGCCTGATTGGTAGTGGCAGTCACAGAGGTATCAGCCCGCACACGGTTCAAAAGTGCAGTTCGCAGCTCAAAGAAAGTTGCTGGTTGGTCAGTGGCAGCCATAATTCTTCCGTCCGTTGCAGGTAAAGATTAAAACAAATGCGTGGACGGCCCGAAATTGGCCGGTGGGATTAGGAAACCACTCCGAGATCATGGATCGTCGGCACCTTGAGACCGCGGTTGCGGACAGCGGCGGAACTCCCATAGGCGTTGTAGCTCTTAATCCGGATTAAAGCTCGGGGATCGGTGCCGGTCATTACGGCGTGACAACCGCGGTTGAACCGCAACGGCCCGCCTTGGTCCGGGACCATTTCGTTATTGGTGAGGTTCTTTAGCTCCGTGACGAAATTACCGGCGTCGTCGGTGTTGGCTTGATCCGTGTCATAAAGCGTCACGACATTGTTCGGGCCGGCCCCGGACAGCAACTGCACACTGTCCAGTTCGCCCCGGCCGACAAAAACCGTATCGGTCTTGGTGAGCAGGACCTCCCGCGGGTACTGCTCGCGGGGCGCCTGCACCCGCAGGTCATCAAAGACGAAGTTGTCCAGCAAGATGAGCCCAGTGGTAGTCGCTGCATGAGCTTGGATACCAAACTCACCAGCCTCCACAACAATCATATCCCGACCGGTCCGCGCAATGGTTGCGTTTGGATCAGAGGGTTGGCCGGATTTGGTGATAAACAGGTCCGAGGTGCCAGTGCCGCCGGTCTGCAGCGTGATGACGTTCTCAATAGTGTACCACTGCCCGCGTTCCATGACGATGGAGGAAAAGGTATCAGCCACGGCACCAGAGGCACCATTGTCCCCGATACCCATGTTGATGTCACCGAGGGTTCCATCAGCAGCAGTTACAGCCACCTGCAGCCCAATCACCCCGGTAACAGCAGTCCCTATCCCGGTGAGCTCAAGCAGGTGGATCACATCGGTGCCGGAGGAGCTGGCGAAGTCGTTAGAGAATTGGACATTGAAGGAGATGCCGACCGTCGCGGTGTTGGCAATGTCGAGATCACCCTCGATCAGAATGGCATCCGCCGTCCCGCCGGTAAGGCTCGCCATGGCACAGTACGCGCCGCTGAACGGTGCGAAGTTCGAGGTCGGGTGACGGGATAGCTCGGAGTAGTGCGGGAACGAGAGTTGTGAAGCGGTGTCGGTTTCACTGTCCCATTCCGTAGCTACCCCGCCGCTGAAATTCGCATGGAAGATATATGGAAAAGCCATATGTCGTGTTTCCTGTTAGATGCCGGTGCTGGGCTGTCTCGCTTCGGCTGCGCGTTTCGCTGCGGCTTTCGCTTTGCCGACCTTGACCTTTTCGCCGTGGGTCATTTCGACAGGCCCTTGTGCCAACGGAGAAACATTCTGCACGATCTCATCCGCCGCCGCTTCCTCCGCGATGATCTGCCGGACCAGCCCGAGGACCTTAGCCCGTGCTTCACCGTCCAAGGTCGCCATGGCGCGGCGCAGCTCAGGATCGAGCTCCTTGAGCCTATTGCCCTCCTCGACCGACATGATGGCGCCGACCGTGGGGTTCACCGCAGGGATGTGAATGTCCTTGCCGGGAATTTGCGCTCCGTCCATGGCGAGCTCCTGAGCTCCACCCGCGGGCCGGAATTGCTCAAAGTTAGAGACATCCGGATCATCAGAACCGGCAAACAACCGCCGGCGCAGATACCGCCACTCGTTGATCTTGGGCTTGTTGCGCTTCTCGAACTGCAGGTGCTTGTTGACGGCACCGTGAGGGTTCCGGCGCATCTCGGCCTGGGTCGGCATACCGTCGCTGACGATTGCTTCCCGCAACTCCGCTTCGCGCTTCACCGCGGTATCCATTTCGGCATCCTTGAACTCGACAGGCGCGAACTCATCCAGGGTCTTCTGCAGGCCGCGGATTTGGTGCTGCACGAGCCCGGGGTTTTGCAGATGGGGCTGTGTCAGTTGGTGGTTCAGCTTCGCAATGTCGTCCTTGTGGTCTTTGACCTGCTGCGGTCGCAGCAGGTTCGGAACTGCACGTGCCTCGCTCATGTGGTAGTCCTCCTAAAATTAAGCCCGGAAGAATGGGAAGCGAACATCGCCAGCCACCTCCGGGCTTGGTTGAAAAATGTCGGTGTCGTTAGATCGTGGTGCCGATGACTGTTGCGTTCTCGCTGACCGGGCTCCAGATGCAGTACAAGTCACACACGCCGGCAGTGATGTTGTTCGTCGCCACGGTGAGGATGATGTTTGTGCTATCCCCGGAAACCACAACGCCTGCGCCGGCAGCTTCTAGTTCCTCTCCGGGAGAGGAACCTGCATTCGACCACACATCATTCGCGGCCATTGCGCCAGAGGCCACAGTGAAAGGCGCTTGCAGGACCGCCGTATTTCCTGCCACGCCCAAGGAAATGACCGCGAGGTTGCTGACTGAGGTGATGGCCGTGCCACCAACCACAAGCCAAGAGGCCCAAACAATGACATCGCCGGTAACAGTGAAGATCGTAACGGGGCTGTCCGTGAGGGTGAAGCCACCGGCCATGGAAGTCGTGACCGCGGTGCGCGAGATGAATTTCTGCACCGGGACGTAACCGGTAACTGCTGTTGCCGGGAGACCCTGCGGCACCTGAACAGCTTCGCAATCCAGGAAGTTACTGTCAATGAACTTGTTGTTCCTGGTCAGACAGGAACCAGCGTCTAGAGCCGTGGCAATGGCATCTGTGACCAGCGTGTTGTTCTCGATAACGCCAGTACCAGTGGTGGAGAACTGGATCGCATGGTCGCCGGAGTTAAGGTTCTCGATGTAATTCCCGCGAACCACGACGTTGGTGTGAACCACCGCGCTTTGGATACAAGCATCCGTGCAATCCGCGATCATGTGGTTGTTCTCGATGACAACACCATCAGGCGTAGCGGTGAGCTGAATAAGACTGGTAGGACCAAACGTGTCACCGACGAAGTTGCAATCATGGACCCACAGACGATCCGAGTTGGTCGTGATGCACAAGTCCACTTGCTGGCCGCTGTCGGCAACCAAGAACTCGCAGTGACTGATCTCGACATCAGCAGCCGTGACCGTAATCATCGCGGTGTTGCTGTCAAAGGTGATGGCGTTGAACCGTAGGTTATGCAGCTTCACGTTGGCCGCAGAGACCGGAGCATCGGCTGTGTCCGCCGTGGTGAAGTCCACCAGGGGCCGGATGCGGCCTTCGCCTAAACCAATAACCGTGACACCGGCGACATCGAAGTTCAAGTCCGTGCCATTGGTGACGGTCTCGACGTGGCCGGCCATGACATAGATGATGTCACCATTTGATGCCGTGCACTGCGTGTTGGCAAAGTCAAGCGACGCAAATGGATGTTCGGAGCTGTCGCCGTGCGCGGTGTCGTCAACCGCGAGCGCGTCTCCGCTATCAACGAAGAATACATTTCCCGTGGTGAGCGTGGCTGCGCGGTTTTTTGCGCGATACAGGCCTAGGTTTTTGTTGCTGGTACTCATGTTTTAAAACTTCAAGTTTTGACAGGCATGTGTCGTGACACTTCCTGCTTTGGTTATATTTAAAGTCCTTTTGTCTGTGCGTGCTGCTGGAGCTTGGTGTAGCCCGCCGAGCGATTGGGACCGGATTTACCGGGAAGCCCAGGTTTAGGGTCGGCGTGTATCCTCAGCGTCTGAGACGGTGGACCGGTGGACTTGCCTTTCTTGCCGCCACCGCCGATCTTGAGCTGTTGGGAGTTCTCACCGAAATAGAGGTTGGCCATTTAAGCGTTCCGTTTACTGCGAACTGCGTTGTTGAAGCCGCGGGAAGGAGGAGTGGTTGCAGTTAACGCCTCGTCCAAACCAGCTTTTTGATCTTCAATATAGCTACGAAGCTTCCTCTTTAAGAAACTTCACTTCCATGCACCCAGCGCCAATCGCAGTGGCCCATGGCGACGCGGTAGTAACCTCGCCATTTAGCCACTAGAGTATCTAAATCCTCTGCCATGGCAAATTCAATAGGAACACGATCCGTCCACTTGACGGTGGCGGCGCGCAGCCTAGCGTCCGAAAGGAACCAGTTGTTCGTGTCGGTCATGTACTGCCACTCTTTGATGGTATACACGCCCTTGTGGACGTTCCGGTTATTCAGGTCCGTGTCAAGTTTGCCCATGCTCTCCACGATCTCGAAGGCTTCCTCGAACAAATCGTGGGGAATGAACATCTCGTCGGGCATGACGTTGATCCGCTCGGCCTGATCGCCACGGAAGTTCTTCATAACGATCCGAGCGGCGGAAACCGCAGTGGCGCTCAGCGCCGCCGTGCCCCTGTTGTCAAAACCAGAGCTGGTTGAAGCACCGGAGTTGGTGAGGTGGCTGTCGGCGCAAAGCGCAACACCTTCGGAGTTGGTGTAGAACAAGGTGTCCACGGAGAAGGCGTTGTTGAACAGCCGAGCGCCATCGTTTTCGCGCTTGCGTGAAGCGGCCAAGGCCAAGGCTTTGGGGCGCGCATCCATGATGCCGTACTGGTCATCATCGAACAACTGCCGCTCGACCTGTATGCCGGAAGCAAACTCCAGAGGCGTCAGAGTCGTGTCGAAGCCCTGAGCGGAGATGGCGTAATCCACCGTGCCGGTGAACCGGTCCCAATCCGGGAGCGTACCGACCTGCGAGAAGCGAATGTCCTCGCGGCCGTTGGTGCCGACCATCTGGTACACTTCGCCCAGCATACTTTCGAGCTGCGGGTATTCCTCGTAAAAGATTTTCTGGAACCGCGGGTCGAGGAGGTCGCCAAATGCGGTTGCAACGTGAGTAGCCATTTTGTGTTATACTCCTTAAAAAATACCGCGATTTAGGTCGAAGGACCGTAAAGGTGGTCTTTCGAGATGAACAACGCGAAGCTGTCAGAGGCGCCGTTCAGCAACAGGTCAATACAAGCAAGCTCCGCGTCGCCGGAAATGGCAGCGGAGAGATCAACCTCAACGAAATCCGAGGTGAGCTGAACTTGAACTGAACTGTGAGGATGGATAGGAACACGCAGGTACGTGTCGTTCACGACGGTGCCGAAGTCGAACGGGACCAGGACCGTGCCTCCGGTCACGCTGACCGTGGTGAGCTTGCGTCCACTAGGCGGGCCGATGTTAGTGCCTGTAAGGCCCCAAACGGTGCCATCAAGATAGGTCGGATTGGACCACGTGGCTCCAGTTTCAACGGTAAGACCGCTGCTGTCCGCAACGGTGACTGCCACTGAGGCGAGGTCCGTGCCGGTCGTCGCGCCTCCGCTCATGCGGGACTTGACAATGGCATCTGGCCGAACCGAGAAGGTGACGAGAGCCTCGGCACTGTCCGCGCCGGTGCCTTGTGTGGTGGAATAGGTTGCGGTGTCGAGACTGACACCCACCATGTCCACGGTGTTGGCGGTCGTGGCGAGGTTGACGCCGGCTTCTGCCGAGACATCAATTGTGCCGATGACGCCGGCGTTTGCAAACGTCTCCGCGATCTGATACTTTTTCAGAACCGCGGTTCCGCCGCTGAGATGACCTGAGACTTCCATAATGTTTAAACCCTTCGTTCTGGAAGAAAAAGTGAACCTTGAGACCATTGGCGGCACCCGTCACAGGGGCCTTGAACATACCGTTGGCCTGCTACGTTCGTCTGGAGCTTGTATCCGTAACTTCCCGGGCTCCACTTGCGATCACAACCATCGCATAAAACTATTGCCTTGCCGAGTGCGGCTAGGTCAGAAAGCCAACCTCCTGCTAGACGCCTCTTGGGGGGACCCTTGACAACATGATCTTCGGCGTAATCAAGCGCCGACCACACTTTCCGGACGATGTTAAAAACCATCGTTAGGCTCCGGGGGTGTAGTTCAGCTCCTCAGCCACCGCGTCCCAATCCGAATAAACGCCCTGATCAATTTTCTGGCGGTAGTAGGTCTTTTGCTTGGCAGTGAGAGTGGGGAGCTTGTCGCTCTTGTCGTCTCCTGCCGGTTCATCACCGCCGCCGCTTGAGCCTTCTTGGTGGGCTTCGGTCTTTTTCTTAGTGCCTGCCGGGGCTTTGAGAGCTGCAAGCGGCCCAAAGATGGCTCTGGTCGCCGCGAGGTAGGTCCCGACATTGTCAAGCTGACCTACGGAAAAGAGGTATCGCAATTCATCCTTGACCCGCAGGGTTTCGTCTGAGCTGGGGTCGTCCAAAGCAGGAATGGCCTGCGCGTACTGCGCCAAATCGGCTGAAAGTCGGTCTTGTTGAGAGTTCTGAGCGACTGCACCGACGACCTCTTTTGTGACACGCTTTGCGAGCTGGACCTCTCGAATTTCGTCGGCGTCGTCCTGGGACAATTTCCCGTCATCCACCAACGAGTTCAGCTCAGCGGCCGTGTAGGTCTTTTCGTCGGGTTTCTCCCGACTGGCCGTTTCCTGCTGGGATTGGAAGTCCGCTATGCGGTCTGTGGCGTCGCTGAGTTTGGCGATTACCTTGGCGAAGCGGTCATAAGGAACGTCTCCGTGCTCCTTCTTTTCTCCAGCGTCGGACTGATCTTCGTCGTCTGGGTTTGGATGATCTCCCGCTCCGATCTCGGCATCACCCTCAACGGGTTCTGCATTCTGATCCATTTTTACATCCTTGACACAGTTAAGGGACTGGATACCCCCGGGGACGAACCGGATTACGTCCTATTCTGTGCATATAGTCTTGTTGATGGTGAATGTCAAGGGGTAAAGGGAAATAAATCCCAAAAAGAAACGGGGCGGTGACATCAGAAGATGTTCCTACCCCGCGGCAATACTCTATCAGAGGCTTTTCAGCGGGTCCTTAGAGATCAATTTTAGAGATAAATTTATCGGCCCACGCGACCAGAAGAACGGCGCAAATGAGGCCGAGGATCGCGCCGGCCAGAAAGGCCAGTGGGCACCATAACCACATGTTTTCCACGTTCATTCTCCTTGTTGATGGAGGCGGGCGGTATCGAACCGCCGTCTGGAAACTGTTAGGCTAACCGTCCCGTCGAACCCAATTCGCCCCCGTTAATTTACGCACCATTCCTTCCACATTTCACGGTACGCTTCTTCCAGCTCCGGCGCGCCGATCCGGCGCAGGTGGGAGTAACTCCACCGTCCGCACTACTGCTTCTCGGATTTTGGCGGAGTTCATTTCTTGGCCCCTTCATCTTCAGTCTCCGAGATTTTCTTCAACAACTCCCGAACCTCCGTGGCGCCTTCTTTGAGCTGCCGCGGCAACTCCATGCACCACTCCAGGCTCTCCCGCACGGCCTCGCAATTCGAGACCCCGATCTTCGCCTTGATGAGCTCGTCGTGCGATACGACGGCGGAGTTGGTCAAAATCCGGCTGTAATGCTCGGCGTTGGCGACGGCGATGTTTCGGGCTCCAGAGAGCCACTCAAGATAACCGTTCCAGTGCTCATCGGTCGTGAGCGCCTCCGCCGTGACCACATCGCGCAGCATGACGCGGAGCTTGGTCTGAGCGGAGGCTTCGGGATCGACAAGGTCCTTCGCGGGGCGCTGGCGGCGGTATTCATCCTGTGACATGCCCATTAGCGCATCTCCTTTTCGATGGCGGCGAACAGCCCGGGGTTATCAGCCATAACGGCGGTTAGGCCATTTTCCAGGCTCTCCACAAGCTTCTCCTCATCCTCTAGCTTGTCTATGTTGAACACCTGACAGACACCATGAAGAATTTCGTGTAGCAAAGTAGATGCTAGTGAACGGCGGTCCAAGTCCCTTGCCAGATCAATACACCGAGCACGAAATCGAAAGACACCCCAGGCATCATCATGGTCGAACTCAGACCGCGGAACCAGCTTTATCTTATAGCGGATCGCCCCGATCTTGACCGATTTCGGTAACTTCATTTTCGTTTCCCGTCCTCATTAAACCAGTGCTCCGCCGCCGCCTGCACCGACAGGCAAGCTCTTATCAATCAACTCATTTGGCCCCGGGCTCGCCGGTTGGGGGTTCTGCGGCTGACCGCCGCCTGCCCCGCCATCGCTACCGCCGCCGGGACGACCTCCAGCCTGCAGTTGCTCTGCGGCTTGGGCGAGTTGCTGTTGCTCTTGGAGCTGCGCCAGTATTCCTTGGACCTGGACGGTCCATTCCTTGAAGACCTCAACGGCCTCCGGGGACAGGAACGCGAACTGCTCATCCTCGAAGAACTCGGCCAGCATGGTTAGATGCTGCTCCGGACCCTCCGCCGGGAAGCCCTTCGGGAGCCGCCCGTCCATGATCTCCAGAAGCGCCTCCTGGAACGTGATGGTCTCGCGGCCCTCGGGGGGCTGGATGTATTTGTTCGGGTCCTGGCCCAGCGACTTGGCGAAGTCGCGGAACAAACTGTAAACCGTATTCGGCGTCGTCACCCCGGTCATCACGCCGATCTCGGATAGGTAGATGGACATGAGCTGGCCGAGGCTTTGCTGCAGTGCCTCTTTCGAGGTGTTGAGGACCCCGGCCGAGAACGTAAACTCCATAGTCGCGTCCAGGTCCTTGGCCTGCACCTCGCGGTACGGGTCCTTGTTGGGATCAACAGGAAACGCGATCCGGAACGCCTTGCCCTTGTCCAGAAATGTCCGGTTCAACTCATGGGCCTGGAGCCAAATCTGCGCCATGAATTCAGAGAACCGGCGCATGATGCGCTCGGGCCGGGCATCGCCCTGCGCCACGATGCGCTCAATACCGCCCACAGTCCGCAGCGCACTGGCCTTACCGGCCGGAACTCGACCGAGGCTCAGGTCCGAAACCATGCTGACACGTTCCTGGTCCTGTTGGTTCAACGCTAACATGTTGAGACCATAGGACATTCCCTGGGCGTCAATCTTAGGAAAAAACACATCGTTCTTGGGGTCGTTCAGCGGATACCCCTCTCCGGGCCACAGCTTGATGATCTCGGGCTTCATCACGCCGGAGGGCCGGTAGAAGAACCACGGGCTCAACATCATGTTGCCCAGGTTGATGACCTGATCGGTGATTTGCTTCCTGATGTCGTGGAGCCCTTCCGCGATCTCCAGCATCCCGATACCGGTGCGCCGGCCGGGAATAGGGATCATCTGGCCTTCGGCAAGCGGCCTCCGCGGCACGCGGCTCGGAAATGCCTCGAACAGCCGCCGCTTCTTCGCCAGCGCCTTGATTTCCTTGATGACCCAATAGACCACATCCTCTGGGCCTCTTCCCAGGTCCATCACATCGAACACCAACAGCCGCGTCACGCGCTTGTGGTCTTCCGGGCCTTTCGTCGGCATGTCGCTCTCGCCGCCGATGATGTTTTTCTGTTGCTCCTGGAGGTTTTCCTCCCAGCTCTCGGTGTTCTCCAGGTCCTTGATGTCCTGGTCCGTGAGCTCGTCGTAGGCACCGGTGGAATGCAGCTCCTTGATCTCCAGGATCGAGGGACGGTCAACCAAGATCACGTGCCCGGCGCCCTGCGGGTTGCTCGGCCCAGGCATCTGGAGGTTCTCCACGGCAACTGCCGTGAGCACTTGGCTTCGTTGTTTCGTGATGACCTTGGGGCCGTGGAACCTCGGGGTCTGCTTGGAGATGTCGAGCTCCAGGGTGCCATCGGTGTCGGTGTAGAACGAGGCAAAGATGTCCGTGTCCTCGCCCTCGATGCCCACGGTCCAGTCCCAGGAATTAACCACGTTGCGGGAGGGAGCAAAGGTGCCGTCCTGTCCGAACAACTGCGTCAAGACCCGCTGGAAATGCTCGCCGGGGGAAATCTCCTCCGGGATGGGATCAACGGTCAGGGTCTCGGTGGTCAACCGGCTCTCGTCCACCCACACGACCAGCGCCGTTGCGTGGCCATCGTTGGTAAAGTGGTCAATGGCATCGCCCAGCCACTGCTTGCCGTTCTCCTCAAGGAGCTGATAGTCCAGGATTTCGTCCACGCCGTCTTGCTTGTTGAGGTCCTTCTCTTGCACCGCGGAGCTTTCCAGGGCCGGGCGGGAATTAAGGATCGCGTTGTGGATGGTGTCCTGGGTCCGGAGTGAGAGGGTCATCAGGTCGGCAACAGCGGCGTCGGCGGAATTTTCCCACAAGGCGTCGTTGGCCTCGTCGCGCCACTGGCGGAACTTGGCGTAGCGCTGCAGGGACATGTCGAGCTCGATCTGACGGTTGCTCTCGTCGTCCCGGGCAAAGTCCAAGGCGCGTTTGACGAGCGGGTGAATTTCGTCTTTCTTGTGTTCCAGGTTCCAGGTGCGCTTACGGTGTCGTTGAGCTGCCATTACAGCATCACCTTCATGTCATTGTCCACATCGCGCCAGTCCTGCGTATAGAGTAGCGCCAAGATAAAATTCGTATTAACGGCCTGTGCAATATCCTCTCGGACCGCATCAGCATTGCCGCCGCGCCACCCGGCGAGGACCTGGAACCAAACCTTCTCGCAATCCACATGCTCCAGGCAATCGTCGCACATGGTCAGGTCCATGACGGTGCCGTTGGCGAGTATGAACGTGGCGCGCTCACCGGCGCGGCCCTTGAAGTCATCCTCGCGGTCCCAGAGGTGCGCGCCGCATTGAGTGCAGTGCCCGGGTTTCTTGATGGGGAGCTCAGTCGGGTTTCGGAGCATCGGGAAGCGGTTCCTCATCGTCTGTCTCAACCGGTAACTCATCCGGCAACAGCCCGTCGGGGTATTTCACGTGGAACTTCTCACGAGCTTCGGCAAGCCGCTCTGCGAACAGGTCCTGCGCATCCTTGGCCGCGGCGAGCATCTCCTCCGAGAACTCATCCACATCTGGCATCACGTCGTCGCAATACAGCCGCACGAGGCCCCAGCCGGCACGATTGGCCTCACCGAGTTCCATTTTGGTCTCGCCGTCGGCATCGCAAAGTAGCAGCATTGGCATGGTTAAATTTCTCCTAGCATAAACGCCAGCGGCTCCGGCCGCATATCCGGCGTGTTCGGCAGACAGATCGCCCGAGCCTTTTCTTTCAACTGCAGCTTGACTTCATCGCGCCACACCGCACATTCCTCCTCGGCGTAATATGAGTTATAGACGTACCACCCGGGACTGAGAATGCCGAGATAGCTTTCCCAGGCGACCGGTGAGTAAACCCAAAGCAGGAAAAGAAGGGTTACGGAGCCCATAATCCTCATATATAGGTAGCAGAGAGGTGAATGTCAAGGTTTACGGAGAAAGAAACCTCACCGGAAAGGTTAGACGTGTCCGAACCCCTGCGCGGCAGACTTCGACTTAGCCATTTCGTCGTAATTCAGCCACGTCACATACAAGTTACGGCACTGAGGACAGACGACAGTGCCGGGCGGTTCTGACCATTCCCATTTACATTCCTGGCATTGGTATTCAGCCTGCATCACCGGGTCCGTTCTTGAAGGTCTTTTAATTGCCGACGTGCTTTACGAGTAAAGCCTTTGCCATAACGCAGCTTTCCTGGCAGTTTAAATTCCGTAAAGCCTTGCGCTTCGATCTCTTGTTTTGTCATGCCATGAGAGCCGGAATGGAATTTACGCCGGGAGACAACTTCGCCATTTGCTCCTCGGTAATAACGGCGCTCCTCAGATCGTCCCAGCGCAACCCAAGACGCCGCTTTATAGACGTATCCTTCGTGTCCCACATTTGGATCAGCATAAGAAACGAGAGCTTGACAAGTTGGTTCTTCTTGTCGAAATGCGGTGACGGCCTTGGACAGAACCGTTGTCAGAAGGTTATGAGCATGATTTTCCGGAGCCCACAATCGCGCCAATTCCCATACGATATTCGGCTCTCCCAAGAAAAAAGAACTTATGTTCTTGTTTGCAGGGATGCTGAATACCACGATAACGTCGTCAAAACAGTAATAGTGGCTTTTCCCCGCCGGTACCGAATGCGTATAGTGGTGCTCTCGTAACACCTCTTGCATTTCGGCTCTAGTCACCTGTGAACTCCTTATCGGCGCAGGTGCTGCATAAACCGCCGAGCTCATCACAGGCTGCACAGATTTCTTGCCCGCAAGGGTAACTTTCCTCCTCGGCCGAACAGTTAGGACAAAGCTCCTCTGGCATCACCTTGTCCTCAACACCGGCGCGCCGTGCTGCAGGAACTCAAATGTCGGATTGGCGTTAAGACAATAGCGCATCAGTGCAGGATAATCGTCATCCTTGTCCTTGGGGATTTGCTTGATGTCCCGGGTGTCGGCGTACTTGAACTCTCCCCATGCAAAACGTAGGAACTGCCGGATGGCTTGGACACAGCGAGGATGAAAGTGTAACCGCGGCGCCTCACGGTCCGGGTCAACCTTGAGGTACTCGTTAATCCTCCCCCGGCCCACATCAGACACATCACTGAGGTCGAACTGGAGCCCCGCTTTCGCGAACTCATCCTGCCACGTCACATCGCGGTGCTTGCCGGAAGGGCTCGACAGCATGTTCCGGTCCCCAATACGGCTGACCACACGCAGGTTCAGTTCCTCCTCGATCCGGTCGCATTCCGCCTTCACATCATCCGGCTCGCCCTCGACCTGGACCTCGGCAACGCACCAAAGGTCATCCCAGGTGTCTACCTGGACCCACAGGAGCATGTGGGGCTTTCGCGGGTGGGGGTCTAGCAGGCAGATCGTAGGCAGCGTCTGGTGGAGCTCGAAGTCCCTCACGTGGCAGAACGGGATGGCGTTGTCCGGGTCCGTCAGGGTGTACTCGCAAGCCTCGATACCATAATGCTTCTTCTTGCAGACCCGGCACCAAATCATCTCAACATCCGTGAAGTCCGGGTGGACCCGGTTACTGAACCGAATGGGCTTGCCGAACAACCTTGCGGCCTTAGTGGTTTCGTCCCACTGCTTCGCCTGGAGGCTCACGCCTTCCTGCGAGATGTTCGGATTGTCCTGGGTCCACATCTCGAACCAGGAAACCTGCGGGTCCTTTGCGGGTCCCGGTTGCCCGGGCTCATAAAGCTTATCGAACATCCAGTCCACCGGGATCGCCGGATCATCCGGCCACGTCATCGCCATCATCATCTTGCCGCCGACGCGCATGGTGCGGGCCTCGTTCTCGCGCCAGATCGCATACTTCGTGGGCTCGTCGTGGAGGATGTGGTGGAAGTCTCCGGAAGCGAACTCCGTGGCGTCCTGGTTGTGGGCCATGAATTGCCATGTACTCTCGCCCAGGACTTCGTCGGGGTTGTCGGGATTTACGCAGGAGTGTCGAAGGATGCGGATTTTTTCGCTCCACGAAGCGACCCAACTGCGGCTCTTGAGCAATCGGCGCGGTATCCAGCCCCAATGTCCGCGGGTGCCGCCAGGACTGTCTACTCCGGCCCACTGCCAGTATTGGAGCTTGGGGAGTATGATCGGGTGGAGCGTAGTGGTAAGGCTTTCCACCACAACCCGGACCTGAATTGGTCCACGAAACTGCGCCATAAGTGCCGCTCGCGTTTCATCATCCATGCTAAAAGGGAAGACCCCTGTAGCGAGGGCCGCGAGCTTAGCGAGCATGGTTTCGGTTTTTGAGTTTGATACAACTGTAAAGTCCTCCGTTACATAGCAGTGTCCGGGGTGTTCCACCTCGATGTCCCCGCATTCCATCATCCCAAGGTTTTCGGCTTTATTTAACGGATGTGCGTTCCAGTTCAAACAGGATAAAGCTGAAACTTGACCAGCATCCACTTTCGACAAGAAGTTCTCCAATCGCATTTTGCGGATGGCAACCTCGTTGTTCAAGTACACTGGCACCTGATGATCGGCGCTGGCGCGAAACGAACGGCCATCAGAAAACGATACCTTGAAGACTTCCTTCATCCCAGCACGGAAGATGTTGGTCACAGTGGTCGGACCTGCCATGCGGCTCTCGGGGTCCACTCCGACCACCATATCGCCGCTCTGAACCTCCTCTAGAGCCTTCCAACTGCCGTCCGCCATCAGCACCGGGGCATCCAGCGGCAGACAAGCGCCATTTCCTCCTCCTACACATTGATACCGCGTGTCGCACCGCCACACATCAATGGCGATGTCGCTCACAGGTTTATAATACAGCAACTGGTTTTCCTGGCGGTCGCTCTTGAGGCTCTGCAGGACCGTGATGCCGAGGCTGCGGAACTGGTCGTCGGTGAGCCCCCGGAGCTCCCGGGGGTCAACCTTGAGAGCTTCCGCGAGGCTCAGCCGGGCGGGATCAGCTTCTGACATGCTCGTAACTTCTCTATCAGTTCCGCAAGTTCTATGTAGTCCAGGGCCTGCAGATCGGTGTCACTGATGTCCTGCAGCATGATGATGCGTTCATCCCGGGTCGCCCGGCGGAAATCGTCAAAGTGCAGAGCCATTAGCCCAGCACCAATCGTGCATACCCGCGCCACAGGAACGGCCGGGCATCGGACTGACAGACCTCCGGCATGATGCGCCAATAGACCCGGATCAAAGTAGAAGCCGGTGAGTTGTGCATTCTCCAGGTATCCACAAAACCGTCCAGACAAATACCCAGGCGCCGCGTCGCTTCTTCTCCAGTACGATGCTGCGCAACAAGGATTTCCTGAAACTCTTTACCGGTTGGAGAAATTGCAGTACACATAGCATCTCGCTCCGCTTGCGTCTCGGCCTTGAAACGAACCAGTACGTTCCGAACTTCAAACTCTTTAGCAATTTCCTCTTGGTACTCCTCCGTCATCTCGGCTCTCCTATTTCATCCTTGGCCTTGTTCTGCGCGATCTCCAGGCGCTGCTTGATCGGCATGTTACCGCTCGCCCGCGGCCGTGTCGCTCGGGCCATGTCCGGCGGCACGATGCTCACATCCGTCGGCTCCATGTCAATGGTGAGGCCCCGGCGCTCGGTCTCCTTGAGGATGGCCTTGGAGAGTTCGTCCAACCCGGCGCGCTCCTCCACGGAGATGATCTGTGTGGGCTCGCCGCGGAGCAACTGCCGCTTCTCCAGCAATATGCCCACCACGATGGCCGCGTCCTTCGCGCTCATCTGCGACATGGAGAAGTCATCGAGGTAGCTTAATGCCATCCACGCCTTTTTCGTGAGCTCCTCCGCGAGCATCCCGGAGTGGATGTTCTTCAACTCCTCCGTGACCTCGCCGTATTGCGCCCGCAGGCGCTTCATCAGGCCCGCAACAACTTTGTCTTGCAGCCCTGCGGCCTTGCCGGCAGCTTTCAGGGTCGCAAAGGGGTCTCCTTCGGCCTCCAGCAGCGTGGCGAGCTGGTCGCCATCAAGGTCCTCCTCCGTGACCTTCACGAAGTCTTTGGCCTTGCCTCTAGGCGGGATTTTCTGGGGGGGTTTCTCGGGCATTAATCAGTCTTCTCCACAAGAGCTTCAACATCCTGATCGGCGTGCGGCGTCAGGAGAGGCCCAACAATCAGTCCCGATCTATCCAAGCCGCGTCGTGTCGCATGAAGACCTTCCATTTGTTCTCATCCATCACCAAACCACCACCACCGCGCCGGCAACATACATCTCGCCCAGCGGCCTCACCTCCAGCGGCTCATGCCAATAGATGCTGTGACAGAAGTCGTGGTCATCGGCGCAAGAGGACAGGTATTCGCTGAACTCATTGAACCAGTCATACAGCGCATCCTCGGGGCTTCGCCCCAAGGACCCGATTGGCTTCCCGGTCTTGCCGGAACTATCATCGCTGAACCGCAGGCCGTAGATGGCGTTGAGGGCTTCTTGCAGTGTTGGTTCCATTACATCCGTCTGATGTAAAGCGGTATTAAGCCTGACAAGGACCAGTCCTCATAGACGTGATGCCCTATGCTGTGTTTCCTGTCTACAGTCCAGCGCCACTTGACAATCATGTTCCGATCCCAAACACCTTGCCGATGAGCCCGAGGATGCCACTGAATGCCCCCGTGTCCGCGGTCAGTCCGGTGAGCAGCACTGCGGCGCCGGGCAGCCCGGCGTATGTGGCGATCTTGGGTCCCCAGGTGCGGATGAGGCCCTGCAGGGTATCGGCCGGCGGATCACCCATCAGGGTGTGCATGGCCTTGGCCAGCGCTCGGTATTCCTCGCCGGCGTCGTTGAAAGCTATCACGGCCTTGTCGCGGTGTTCCAGGGCCTTGGTGATCTTGGCGGCTTGGTCTTCAAAGATTTTGGTCATACTTCTATCCTCCTGTTCCACATATAGCCCGTTGTGGCCTCATTGCAAGCGAGAACATATTCCCAGACAGCATCAAGCCACAGGAGAAGGTGCAAACCGGTTTCTCTTAACCCCCGTGGCCTTAGCCGATTGGAATTGCTCCAATCCATTTTGGAAGGCCGAGCGCTACTCCGGCCCTTTTGCGCTACCGTATTTCAGGCTTCGGCGTACATGCCGCTTCCGGTCCCGTATATATGCCCGCGGCGGAGGTTTGTCAAGGGGGGTGTCGAGCTCCACCTCGCGCCCTTTGTTTTCATTCAATTTTCGGAACTATCCTTAGCGGTCCTTACCTTTGTTTCGGACCATGCGCCCGAGGGACCCATAACGAACCCCATGCCCCCGGGGGTGTGCCGACCCAAATGGGCATGATGCCCTGCTGCCCCTGAGCCAAGCAAGATCAATGAACTCGCTGCGCTCGCGGGTTAAGGGTATGTGTAGCGCGGGGATAAATCCCCACGGCTAGGACTACATGCCGCCGCGCAGCGGGGGAGGGAGGGAGGAATGTTGTCTCATGCCCACCCCCGGCCAGGCAAGAGCCGTGCCAACCAGAGCCATGCCCCCGACGCAGCCCAGCCACGCTCATTCTGCGTGGCTGCGGGGGTTGACGCCGCGGGCGTCCTGCGGTACTGTGGACCATCGGGCAATACCGCCCGGCGGAGGAGAGAAATATGTATAAGGTTATACGAGCAGACGGCAACGTGATCGCCAGGCTCCGGACCCGCCCGATGGCGGAGGAACTTGTCAGCTATCTAACGCGGGTCTTGGGGCGCGGTTATACGGTGCGCAAGGCCTAACCCCACCCCACCGGCGCCATTTTAGCCAGATCCAGGGCGAGAGGGACGGGTAAATTCGACGTTAGCGGCATTTCTAAAGGGCACGGGGGATGGTGAGGCATCGGGCCGGACCAGCCCCCGGCCAAGGAGCGGAACATGGTGCAAGTGAAATACACGGTCTGCGGCCTCCGGGCACATCAATGGATTGTGGAGCATGTTGAGGCCGAGAGCGAGAAGCG